GTTGTGCTGTGCACAGCTTGCTTTCATACATGACGAACTCCAATTCGAGTGCCACCCCGACCATGCAACAGACCTATCAACATCCTTGGTATTCAGCGCAGCAGCGGCTGGAGAATACTACAATCTCAGAGTACCAATCGCAGCATAAGCCAAGCAAGGATACAGTTGGGCTGACGTTCATTAATCCATACCAATGGGCGATTGGTATTTTTGAAGGTGAAGGTTGTCTTTCATATAGCAAAACACAAGATATATGGCAGATGGAAGTCCAAATGACTGACATGGATGTGTTGTGGTCTTTCTATGAAGCGATTGGTTGTGTAGGAAACCTGTCTGGATTGCAAAAAGGTCCATCACGCCCTGAACACTGGAAGCCTGCTGGCAGATGGCGTACGGCTAAACGTCAACTGATCCACGACCTTGTTATTAAGTTTTACCCTTACATGCATGAACGTCGCCGTGCCAAGTGTGATGAGTTCCTTGCATGGTACTACAACAAATGAAACTTCTTATTGACGCTGACTTCATTGTCTACAAGTGCTGTGCTGCATCAGAGGATGAGATTGACTGGGGTGATGATGTGATTACCGTTGTCAGTAAGTTCAGTGAAGCTTACCGTGCCGTTGAACGTGACATTAAAAAGATCACGTCTGAATTCATGGATAGTGAACCTGTGCTCTTCTTTAGTGACTCTAAAAATTTCAGGAAAAAAATATATCCTGATTATAAAGGTCACCGAAATCGTAAGAAGCCCTGTGGCTATCGTCGAGTAATTTCTGAACTCGACAAAACATACAAGGTCATTCGGCTACCAGAACTAGAAGCTGATGATGCCATGGGTATCTACGCAACGTTCGAGCCGGGTAACGTTATCGTCAGTCCTGATAAGGACATGCGGCAGATCCCTGGCAAGCTATACGACCTTAAGGAAACTGTAAACATTACAGAGGAAGAAGGTATGCGTTGGCATCTAATACAGACAATGGCAGGAGACCAAACCGATGGTTACTCCGGTGTGCCTGGGATTGGTGTTAAACGTGCCATCGATTTACTTGAGAAAGATGGCTACACATGGGACACAGTTGTCAAAGCATTCAAGTCCAAAGAATTGGACGAAGACACTGCATTGATGAATGCCCGTCTCGCAAAAATCTTACAGCACACTGATTATGACGCAGCCGAACAAAGAGTCATCCCCTGGCATCCCACCACCACCAGTAACTGAGCTAACAATGGAGCAAGAGTTCAAGCTCCGACGAATGGATGATCTTTTATCAAAGGCAGATAAAGAAGACATCATTACATTACTGATGGCATTACAGCGTCAGAACTTTGCTCTATGTAACACCGTATCTAACCTAGTCAAACAATGGCCCATTTCTCACCCGCCTACTACACAAGAGGTTCCATGGAAACGTGGGACTTTATACGAGACCAAGGATTAAATTACCACCTTGGTTGTGCTCTCAAATATATTGTCCGTGCTGGTCATAAAGACAGCAAAGAGCAGGACTTAAAGAAAGCAATCCACTACCTACAAAATGAACTCGACAACACCCTTCTTGAATCACCTAACGTTGATGGATCAGGCCGAGCAATTCCGCTCAGCGTATATGTTGATGAGTGGGAAGACAGAAAGGGGCGTTCAGAAAGCTTTGATCGATGAAGAGTGGTCAGAGTTTCACGAAGCCTTTCATTTCAAAGATGATTGTGAGCAGCTAAAAGAACTAGCGGACCTTGTATATGTTTGCTACCAAATGGCTGCTAGCCAAGAATGGGATCTAGACGAAGCAATGCGTAGGGTCCACAAATCAAATATGTCGAAGCTTGGAGAAGACGGTAAGCCCATCTACAGAGCTGATGGCAAGGTTCTAAAAGGACCTAACTATAAAGAACCAACACTTACTGATCTTATTTAACTAATGACCACCTCTTACATCGCACGTACTGGACGTGTACAATCTTGGCTCGACAACCCTGAGTCAAGGCTTCCAGTTAGCTGCACAGTATTTGTAGTACAAGACTCAATGGAGGGTCCTGATGGAATCGAAGCGAGCTGGAGATTTGTATCACATGCTCTACGTTTCGGAGCAGGTTGCGCGGTTCACTTGTCGGAACTGCGACCCCGAGGTGAAGAAAACGGAAAAGGATTGGTTGCATCTGGACCAGTCTCTTTCGCAAAAATCTACTCAACCTTAAATGAAATACTCCGTCGTGGGGGCGTGTATAAGAACGGTGCTGTGGTGTGCCACCTTGATCTTTGTCACAGTGATGCCCTTGAATTTATTGAAATTCCACGTCATGACTTACCATGGGTCAAACGATGCATCAACATCACCGAGGAATGGTGGGAGGAGTGTACATTCAAGGATCAGATCCTATTAGGTATCAAATCAGGGGACATCTGGCTAAACAAAATTAAGTATGACAAAAATGGAGAACGAATCAGAGGGAACGTATGTCTTGAAGTGTACTTGCCAAGCCGGGGAACCTGTCTATTGCAGCATATCAATCTCTCTGCCTGTGAATTCGACGACATTCCAAGAGCTTTCACTGAAGGGATGCAAGAACTGTGCCAACTCCATGGTCGAACTGGCGTTAGCGATTCAGGAGAATATTTGCCAAGCGAAACAGATCGACAGGTCGGCCTCGGAATGTTGGGACTTGCCAACCTCCTACGGCGGTACGGCGTAAAGTATGAACAGTTTGGTGAAGCACTTCGGTGTCTAAATGCTGGTGAGGTAGAACGTACACCAGCTTATGAACTAGCAGTACAACTGAAGCTAGGTATCAACCTTGCAGCACGTGTTGCTAGGTCACACAATATGGATAGGGCGTTTGCAATTGCGCCTACTGCATCGTGTAGCTACAGGTCAAAAGATCTCGATGGCTTTACATCTACCCCTGAGATTGCACCACCAGTTGGGCGAACAGTGGACAGAGATAGTGGCACCTTTGGTGTCGAGACTTATAATTATGGTGATGTAGAAATCGCTAGTGAAGTCGGATGGGAAAACTACAAGCGTGTTGCCGATGGCATCATGACTCTCCTAGATGGCACGGGACTTCTTCACGGGTATAGCTTCAACAGTTGGAGTGATGTCGTTACATATGACGAAGCCTTTATCGAAGAGTGGTTGGATTCTCCACAGACCTCCCTATATTACAGTTTGCAAGTTATGGGGGACACTCAAGATAAGTCAGATGTGTATGCTGCACTTCAGGAAGACGTTGACCAGTACCTTGTAGACATTTTAAATGAAGAACAAACCTGCGACTGTCAAGAATGAATCCGTATCAAAAACTATTAGAAAGGAAAAGAACTTGGACACCAGTACAGACAACTGCTGGTACATGCAAGGAAGGTGCACACGAGACTTTGCTCCGTGCCCTTGCCTTGCGACACATGGAACTACCTGTGGGAGATTTTATCCGTGATGGATTGGCGACCGACGTACCAAACTTATCACGAGAGCTATTGGAATCCAATGTCAAAGACGAAGAAAACCACGACCTCGCACTTGGTTACATTACCAATACTTACGGGGTTGATGAAAAGGTTGAGGCTGAAGCGTTACGGTTACGTGATGCTTGGACAGCGCATCCTGATCACACAATCCTCAAAGCGATGGTTGCCGAGCGTGCAGTTTTCTTCGTTCTTTTACCATTCATGCGCTTTAATGGTACAGCGGCAATGCGAACCGTAAGCGCGGACATAAGTAGAGATGAACAAATTCACGTTGCTGCCAATAGCATTGTTTGTCGGGAGCTGGGGCTTAGTATCAGCCCTTCTCTTGATACACTCCGTAAGGCAACTATCAATTGGGTGATGCAGCCGCTATCAGCATCTAACCCTAACAAATATCTAAACAAAAAATTTTGGCTGGAATCCAGCGACCGTCTGATGTATGAAGGCAAAGCTCCAGGGCTTGCTGCCACCAAGGCTAGTCGTGTTCCAGCATTCTTTGAACATGCAAATACAGACCTCCCACAGTACGCTTAACATTGGCTTAACTGTGGAACGGTTGTTGCAAGAGTTAGAGGATATGTTTCCTCCATCTCAACCAACACCTGAGACCCCTATCAATCAAATAATGTACCGCTCCGGTCAACGGAGCATTGTTGACTTTATTAAATCTCGTATTGAGGAAGACTAACTATGTGTGGAGGAGGAGAACGTCGTGCACGTAGGCGTGCAGAAGAGGACGCAAGGCGGGCACGTGCAGAAGCAGCACGTCGTGAAAAAGAAGCAATCGCACGTGCAGAATCACAGGCACAAAAGATGCTTGAGGCACAGCGCAAGTCTTATGAGACTATGCAGTCTATGATTCCTAAAGCCCCAAAGGTTCCTGCTGCACGTCCAGCATCTACTAAAATAGAAACATCTACAACCCCAGTAGAAAAAGGCCCATCTGGTTACACACCAAACGATCAAAAAGTTAGGTTTGGTGAGGATATGGGTGGTGGTGTTAAACTCAAAAAGCCAAAGAAACGTGAGCGTCGTGGCCGTAGCAGTCTAACAATTGGACTTGCTCCTGGTGTACGTGGCGCAGGGCGTGGTCCTAATATCAATTAATTAAATGACTGCAAGAAAAAGGTACGATGCATTATCTAGTAGCCGTTCCGAGTTTCTAAACGTTGCAGTTCGGTGTTCAAGACTTACACTTCCTTATCTCATTCGTGAAGATCAGGGTCTAACTACACACGAAAAACTGATTACACCTTGGCAATCAGTCGGAGCCAAAGCGGTTGTGACCTTAAGTTCAAAGCTTATGCTTGCTCTTTTACCTCCGCAAACTACATTTTTCAAGCTCCAGATTCGTGACGATAAACTAGGCACTGAGCTTCCAGCAGATATTAAATCAGAATTAGATCTTAGCTTTGCAAAGATCGAACGCATGGTAATGGAATCCATTGCTGCGTCTACTGATCGCGTTACCATTCACCAAGCTATTAAGCATTTAGTAGTTGGTGGTAACGCACTTCTGTTTATGGATAAGGATAATATTAAGCATTACCCACTGAACAGATACGTTGTAGATCGAGATGGAAGCGGGAACGTTATTGAGATCGTTACCAAAGAACTGATCAACAAAAAGCTTTTACCTGGCGTTGTGCAACAACAGCTTGGTTCAAAACTAAATGATGTAAACAATAACACGAGCAGTATTAATAGTGAAGACATCGAAATCTTTACTCACTGTCGTCGTGAAAATAATAGAATGGTCTGGCACCAAGAGGTGTTTGACATGATCATTCCTGGCAGTCAAGGTAAAGCACCTTTGTCTGCCAATCCCTGGCTCGTGATGAGATTTGCATCAGTTGATGGTGAAAATTACGGAAGGGGTAGAGTAGAAGAATTCCTTGGTGATCTTCGATCTTTAGAAGCATTATCTCAGGCACTTGTAGAAGGTAGCGCGGCTGCTGCGAAGGTTGTATTTCTCGTCAGTCCATCCTCTACAACTAAGCCACAGACTATTGCCGCTGCAGGTAACGGAGCTATTGTACAGGGAAGACCTGATGATGTGTCTGTTATCCAGGTAGGGAAGACTGCTGATTTTGCCACAGCTTCTAACATGGCAAGTGTCCTTGAACGTCGTATTGCTGAGGGGTTTATGCAACTCAACATTCGACAGTCTGAACGCACAACAGCAGAAGAGGTCAGACTGACCCAACTCGAACTAGAGCAAAGTCTCGGCGGACTCTTCTCACTCCTGACTGTTGAGTTCCTTGTGCCTTACCTGAATCGTAAGCTCATGGTTCTACAACGCACAGGTGAACTACCTAAAATTCCAAAGGACCTTGTTAACCCCACAATTGTTGCTGGTATTAATGCGCTAGGACGCGGCCAAGACCGTGAGTCGCTAACTTCATTTATCACAACAATTGCACAGACTATCGGACCTGAAGCAATGTTAAAATACATCAACCCAGATGAAGCAATCAAACGTTTGGCTGCTGC